TTAATACTTCCGAATCGCTTATCGAAGTGAGATGTAACTCTTTCGCCAATCGTAAACGTAAATTAAATATATCTTGTTCTGTAATCATCTTAGCACCTCTATTCCTGTTTTTGTTAGTTCTTCCGAGACTCCGGTAATCGCATCCGCTGCATCGTCGTGCTTATTCTTCCCGTCTTTAAGGTAAGTAATCATCGTCTTGTGAAATTCAGGCCAACGTTCCTGCCAATTGATCGGGAAATAAATATGCTCTTGGATAAAAGCCGAATTGCTTATTATCCGTGCCCGTTTATTTTTACTTTGATGAAACCATCTTATAATAATGCTTTTATCAATTATCTCTTTGCCGTCTTCTTTTTTAATTGGCTGCCATAATATTCTCTGAACAGCTCTTGCGAATCCTCTGCCTCCATTGTTTGATTCAATCCTTGCGATATTAACTTTATACTCTCTTAATCTTTTCGCTAATTCTGGTTCTGTTATTTCCATTCCGTCTTTAGTGTGATAAACATCTAATACATAGGCTTCACCATTATAAACACCAAATATAATCGAGCAAAGATAATCAGTCCCTTCGTCTGCTGTGTCTGTATAACTTTTAATTTGCTCAAATACCGGTTCAGTCCCTCCATTCATCGGAACGTTTATATAAGTTTTTAATGTATTATAAAGCCTGCCTTTTTGATCAATAGTAATTTGATGATAATTAGCCAGGAATATTTCCGGCATCAATTTATTTCTTAACTCTAGATATCTTTGTTTTGATAGAGTTGACTCACATAGCATCGTATCTGTGGTTTCGTCATAGGCTTGGAACTTTATAACATACCAATCTTTTGATTCATTTGAATTTAATATCCTCCCGCAGGGATCTAATTCACACCATCTTGTCATTGTCATAATTTCTAAAGGTTCTTTGCCTGAAGCATCACCTCTGCTTAAAAATGTTCCTGTATACCAATCCCAAATCTTTTGTAGTCTATCTTCGTTAAATGCTTCTTCACTTAATTTGATTGGGTCATCAATAATTAAAACATTACCACCTTTGCCTGTGATGCTTCCCATTATACCGGCACCTAAATAATTAAAGTGCTGACCTTCTAAAGCCCAATTCTGATAAGATGATGAACCAAACTTTATTTTTGTTTGTGGGAAGAAGTCTGAAAATATAAAATACTCCTGACCTTCCATTTTGTTCTCGTCAATACCATCTCTCGTATATTTTGAAAAGTCCCCAGCTGCATTGTCGTTATAACTGCATTCGATTATTCTCGTGCTGTTATCCTGCCCTAACATCCACTGACAGAAGTTTATTAACGTTCTTGATTTACCAAAACGAGGGGGCATATTTATCATTAACTTGGTAAACGGCTGCCCGTTCTCTTTTATTAGTTTACCTTCATATAAGTTTTGTAATGCGTCGGTGAGTTCTTTTAGATATGTTTTAGCATCGGTATAGAACAGCGGATTCTTCAACTGGCAGAAATGCCAAAGACTTGTCCTCCCTACTGCGATCTTAGCAGTATGTTGTAATATTTCTTTTTCGGTCAACTAAACGATTTTCTAATCCATAGAATAAATTTGTCAAACCAAGTTAGCTTGACGGGCTTCTCAACTTTCTCTTTATGTATGCTTGAAACTGTTACTGTATCGTCTGACTCTGAAAATTCCATTTCTAATTCTGGATAGTCTTTGTGCTTAAAATCATAAATCTTATCCGTAAATATTCTATAAGGCTTATGGACCGGTTTATACAAAGCCAATTCACCATCCTGATATGCTTCTGTTAAATACGCCCGCCTTTCTCTTTTCTCTGTATATCTTCTTTTGGTTTTAAGAGAATTTAATTGACGGGCGATTTGTTTGTAATAAACTATATTCATTTTATCACTCCAATCCTGCTATTTTTTTAAGTTCATCCAAAGGTAATTTACTTAGTTTATCTAAAAGTGGATTGCTTATTCCGCCTGAATGGAATATCTCTTGTTTATCTTTCCAGGTTTCCGGTTGTCTATTCTTTAACCAAATAAAAGCTGCTGCCGTATCCGGTGCCATATATTTCTTAAACTTAGTTACTGATTTAACTTTTAGTTTACCATCGCTTTCGATACCTTCTTGTTTCAGTTCCTCATATTCAAATCCGATAGCTCTTTTGTATAAACTTGCAACAACTTCTGCATCTGCTTTTTGCTTTTCGCTTTTTATGGACTCCCAAATTTTGGGATTCTTTTCTTTATAACGATTAAGAGAGCTTTCACCAATACCGATTAGTTCGCATACTTGTCTATCAATTAACCCAAATTTATAATACTTTCTTATCAGTTCAAGGTTGTCTTGGATCTTTATATTTACTTCGTTAGGTCTGCCTGCCATTACTTAAATATAAACCCTGTTATTCATAAATCTCCTTTCCTTACCTGCAAAAATAGTAAAAAATAAATAATAAACAATGTTTAATCATCCCAGGCGGAAATCTTATCTATAATTGATCCGTTGAGTAACTCTGGTTTCTCAAGAATATATTTCTTTTGCTTCTCTTCATATTTGTAAGCCTGGAATACTTTGTGCCGGTCTTCATTACTCATATTCTCGTAACTTGTTGCCCAGAGAATAGCTTTAGGATGTAGGTACTTCGGTGCTTGCTTCATCTTTTTTATTATCTTGTAAGTTTGGGGTATTGTCAAAATCAAAAACTGGATGGATTTTACTAGCTGCTGTTTTATTCCATCCTAATGTTTTAAGTTCTTCTAATGCTAATTTCCTATCGTCCAATAATTGTTTGGCTTCAGAATAATAGTTTTTCTTTATTTCAAATCCATAAGACCTTCTGTTTGTGTTTATCGCTGCGAGTAATGACGTCCCACTACCCGCAACCGGATCAATAACAACCTCTCCTTCATCGGTAAATATTTTAATTAGTTTTTCTAATACCTTAATCGGCTTTTGTGTCGGGTGTAATTTAGGCGTGTCATTATCTCGCTCCCATTCCATAGCATTAAAAACCATTTTACCGTTGTTATTAAATTTGGGCAGCTTATCTCTGTAAAGGACTAAGCCATATTCACAGTTCCCAACTATTCGCATATTCGCTTTCAATACCTGAGCAGAAAAGTTTTTGTAAAAGACAAGGTTTATATAATTATTTAAACCATATCTTTTCCCTAATTCGATATATTTAAATTGATCTTCGAATTCACAAAACAAAAGCATCGCCGGTGCCATGCCTCTTTCCTTCGGTTCTGGTCTCAACATTTTACTGCAAAAGTGCATAAACTCTGCGGGTCTAAAATCTTTATCGGTATCGAAAAATTCTGTCTTTGCTAATTTGCTTTCCCCCTTTTCATTGTCTCCATCAATATACCATGATGGGTTTGATCCATAAGCATTCACCCCTATGTTGTAAGGCACATCTGCTATAATCAACTGAGCCTTAGGAATCCCATATACTTTATAATTCTGGAAATGGTCATTGAATAATTCACATTGTATTCTAATTGGTTGTTTGCTATTTTTCATTTATTCCTTTTATTATCCTTATTTCCCTGACTTTTTCCTCAGTTAACAGTTCAACAAATATCCAACCGAGCATTGCGATAGCACAGCCGAAAACAAATAACCCATAGAAAGGAACTGCAAAAAATTCTTTTATATGTTTCATTTTATTTCTCCTTTAATTAAATTTTAATTTGCAACTCGTTAGCTCTTAATTTCGTTCTCCATCTATATTCGTCTGCCATCTGTTCAAGTTCTATCACATCATATTTTTTTATTGTATGCGCGATAAAATTTAACCGTTCAAATTTCTCAATCGTTATTTTGTTTTTTAAGTTAATAAGATAATTCTCTTTGTTGCCGTGTAAGTGCCTGTTGCAGCGGTCACAAGATAAATGAATATTATCCGGGTTGTATCTAACCGACTCTATTTTCTCCGAATCAAAGTAATGCGAAGCGTGAAGGTTCCTACCATTATAAATGGATCTATCCTGGTATAAGGTAACTCCAATAAGTTTTCCACAAGCGATACAGATAAAATAATATCCCGTTTTCTCACTCCACTTTATATCTCTTACTCTGATAAATTTATGACAATAGAGTTTGCATTTAGCGTGAGCCTTCTTTAAGGCGGTTACGTTATTCAGTTTTTTATATTGCTTTGTGTTCAATTAAAACCTCAATTCTATTTGTGGATCTCGATGATAAATATATTTTTCATAACGTTGTCCTTCAACCGGGACGGTGTCTATTTTGTGCCCCTTATGTCGTAATACTTCAATTGCCTTTTGTGGGTTGTTAATCCAAAGCTCTGTTATTAACCCTCTCACCGTTGCCTCCCCGTGTTTTTCTAAATAGGTTAATACTTTTTTTTGTTGCGTCATTAAAATATCTCCTTTATAAAATTATCTGTATGTTCTTTTATCTGCTCGCATATTTCTCTTTTGCTTGCCTCTGTAATCTCTAAAAGCGAATCTGCCTCTTTACAAACCTCGCATTTTGTTGCGTTCTTTTCATTCTCGTTCCCGCAATTCCAGCAATATAAAAATATTATTTCTTCATTCATTTTATTTCTCCTTTAATCTACTTGATATTTTTTTAATAATGCCATTTCAATACCAAACCGGTAAGCTTTTTCTTCCATTTGTTCAATCTCGGCTTCTAAAATTAAATTCTTTTTTAAAGATTCAATGAAAAATTCTATTAAATGTTTTTTAGACAATTTCATCATTTGATGTTTTTTTGATAAAAACTTTTTAATAGTCGAATTAAGTTCTATAGGTATAGATGATAAAAAGGCATGTTCAACTCCTGCTTGGGATCCTCGTTTCTCTGCTTTTAAAATAAGTATAGAGATGAACTCAGAGAATAATTTTATAGTTCGTTTATAATTTTCCTCGTCCTCTTCCCAGTCCCATTGGTCTCTTAAAAGTTTTTCTAATCCCTCTTGCTGGTTCATTTTTTACTCCTTTAATAAATATATTTAATTAACATTTGTGTTAACTTTCT